GCCGCAGATGGGGCAAAACCTATCTCGGCGTCCTTATGCTACTGGTTGATGCACTGAAAGGGAAAGGTCGGTTGTGTCTGTTCATCAGCCCTAGTTACGCCCAAGTCCGTGACCCGAAAGACGGACCGTGGGCAGCGTTGAAGAACATGACTCCGCCAGGTTTGGTGAGGAAGTGTAGCGAGACTACAAACACAATGACTCTTAGGAATGGGAGTGCTATTCAGTGCCGTAGTGGTGATGTATCGAAGCAGGACAAGCTCAGAGGCGGCGGCTGTAATGCTATGGTGTTGGACGAATACGCCGACATGGACCCTAGTTTGTGGACAACCATTCTGGCACCAAGGTTAGCAGATACAAAGGGAACGGTGTTGTTCATTGGGACACCGAAGGCATACAACCATTTCTATACGGTGTTCATTGATGCCCAGAGAGGGCACACAGTAGATGGCCTCCCTATGGAGAACTGGGGTGCTTGGGAATACACCACACTGGAAGGCGGGCGAGTCACCGCCGAGGAGCTTGAGCGGTTCCGTTCCTTAATGACCAAAGAGGAATTTGACCAAGAATTCGAAGCACGATTCACTACACTTCAGGATAGAGTCTACCATGCCTTCGGAGCACACAACTTTAGCGGCCACTGTCTAGATGATGGGTCCGATACGTTGCACGTTGGTATGGACTTCAACGTAGCGCCATTCGGTATCAGTGTGATTATTGCTCAGGTCCGTCAAGATAAGGTGTTCGCTATTAAGGCATTCTCTCACATGGGAGACACCAAGTCAGCCGCTCAGAAAGTTAAGCAACTCTATCCAGACCGAAAGATAATCTGCTATCCCGACCCCGCTGGCGGACTGTCTAGCACTACCGGTGTTACCGACCACAAACTACTAAGAGAAGAAGGCTTCACCGTCATGCTTCCTAGAACATTATTGAAGGGTCTACCCTACCTACCCGTCAAAGACAGAGTGAACAACACTAACGGAAACCTAATGGCGGCAAACGGTAAGGTGAGACTATTTATAAATGAAAAGGAATGCGAACCACTAATCAAAAGTTTGAACGGTCACCAATACGACAAACGAACTGGTATGCCGGAGAAGAATAAGGCGGGTGGTCACGAACACTTCAACGATGCACTGGGCTATTTATTGTGGTCCACTTCTAATCTATTCAGAGCAAGGGCTTCGACATTTGACGCTCTTAAGGTATAAGCATGGGAATGAAGAATCATCCGGATTTTATCACCGCGAATGTAGTGAGACAGAAAAAAGAATTGGATGTAGTTAGGTCTATCCTAGCGGGATGGCCTACTTACAAAGAACTTCTAATCCAGCGAGAGAATGAAACTAGCGACACATTCGCACATCGTCAGTCCATGCCGCTCCTATTCGATTCACTAACACCAACTATAGACAACCATGTAGGCCGAATTCTAGACTCTTTCCCTACAGTCCGTGCCTCAGAGTCTTTCGAAATACTAACCAACAACATAGATGCACAAGGAACACCGCTGAAGGCTTTTCTTAAGCGTGTCCTTTGGGATGCTACTGCTGTTGGCCACTCGTTCATTCTAGTGGACCACCCACAGCTCGAGGCGCCCACCAGAGGTGATGAGTTGCAGTCTGGTGTTCGTCCTTATTGGGTGCACGTCCAGAAAGAACAGATTCAGAACTTCCGCACTGGTGTTGTTAACGGTGTCCTACGAGTGACACAAGCGAGCATTGCGGAAACGATTCTACAGCCGGATGACTTCGACAATCAACAAATCCCACAGTGGAGAGTTGTAAGGCTTCGTGAGGAAGGGGCTACTTGGCAGCTGTATCGTCGGAACAAAGAGAAGGTGATAGAACCATTTACAGGTGAAACGCCGTTTGTCGGTGCTGGTGGCAGACCATTCGATGAAATCCCAATGATTCCGTTCTATACAAACTATGTAGGAATGTGGGAGTCACGACCGTTCTACATTGAATTGGCGAGAAATGTTCAATACGCCTACAACCTAGCAACCGACATGGACATAGCACATGCCAATGCTTCTTATGCCCGTCAGGTGTTTAAGGGAATGTCGCCGGAAGATGTAGAAGGAATTTCAGCGGCTTCGGATAAAGGTATTGTACTATCGGACATAAACCAAGAATACTCTTTAGTTAGTGGTAAGACTGAAGGTGTAGCAATGACACAGACGATTCTTCAAGGGCTACAGCAGCAGGCACAAGTTCTTGGCGTAAGGATGCATGAAACCAACAGACCGGACCGTGAGACTGCTGTAGCGAAGAATCTAGATAAAGAAATAGATCAACTGGATGTGTTACAGACTAATCTAGAGTTAGTGGCGGCACTGAAAAAGACTATTGAACTTACCGAACTCTACTTGAATAAGGTTCCGTTAAAGGTTGAGGTCGGTGAGCAAGAACCAGAACCAACACCAAAACCACTCCCAAGAGTGGAACCAGAAAATAGAATGCTACCTGAGTAAGTATACTATTTATAAGGAGCATGGGTTGTAGCACTTACAACCTTACACGATTAGCAAGGGAACTCCTCTAATGACATTAAAATTTATCTTGAGTGCAGACGAGTGGAACTCACTCGAAAGCGATTCAGTGAAGGGTCTTTATGTAGAAAACGGCGAGCAGTACGTGCTCGATACGGATGATGTAAAGACACACCCAGCAACAAAGGCACTGGTAAAAGCCTTTGAGAGCACCAAAGGTGAGCTACAGAAAATCAAGGCGACCATCCCAAAGGAAGATAGCGATAACACTCCCTTTGATGAGAAGGTGTCCGCAGAACTTGCGAACCGTGACAAGCTCATCCAGAAGTATCAGCGTGAGTCCGAAGAATACAAACGGATGGCTCACGAAGCACAAATAGACGCAATCCTCGGGTCCGTAGTTGGGGCAGGGGTTAAGAGTCCGACAGCACTTCGGGCAGTCATCAAGCCGAAACTAGTAATAGATGAAAAAGGGCGTGTCTATGTGCGAGGTCATGATGGTGACCCAATGTTACGAAAGGGAGCCATTGAAGCCGATGACTACCTAACGGTAGAAGATTACAAAGAAACACTAAGAGCGGATACTGAACTTTCCTACTTGTTCGAACCAAGTGGTGCAAAGGGTGGCAACGCTCAGCAATCACATGAATCGCACTCAGATAAAGGAGCGATTATTAGATCCAGCGAGGGCGTTACAGGCTATCGCTAAAGAGGAGTAACCTATGTCAGCACAAAACGATCTTTCTGTCCTAATGCCTATTATTGGGCCATTGGCACAGGATGTTCTGCGTGAGCGTGGCTTCCTTTTCAATGTTGTTAACACCGACTTTAGTTCGGCTGCTGCATCAGCAGGCGACCTTATCCGTGTCACCTTTCCAGTGGCGCTAGGTGTTGGTGATGTTGTACCGGGACCAACCTCATCCGTAGCAACGGCAATTACGCCAACTAGTAAAGACATTCAGATGGACACTCACCGCTTTGCACAGTTTAGCACGACTGCTAAACAAGAGCAGGAGATTGAGAATCCGGATGGCTTCATTGCGAAGCAGTTGCAGGAAGGAATTCGTGCAGTTGTCAATGACTTTGAAAGCAATGTGTATACAGCAATGTACGCATCTTGTAGTTCCGCTTCATCCAGTTGGGGTATTGGCGGTAGCTTGAGTGGCAGTCTTGCAAACATTGTCACGCTTGAATACCGTCTTGATGATGCACTAGCACCCGCAAGTGGACGAACGCTTGTTGTCGGTTCTGGTCAGGCAGCACACATCTCTAACAACACTACCTTTAACCAAGTCAACACCGCAGGAACGGGGGAGACTCTACGAGAAGGTAGACTAGGTAGGATTCACGGTTTTGATGTTATGAAAACTCAAAACATTCCTTCCAACCAGTACGGTAGTGGTAGTTCCGCACTTGCTTTCCAGAGAGGGGCAGTCGGAGTCGCCGCACGAGTGGGTAACACCGTAGGTGATACTATCTTCGTACAGGACCCAGCGAGCGGGTTCCCTATCTCTATCACTAGAGTTGACGGCGAATTCCAGCGCAAGTGGATGGTTAGCGGTATGTGGGGCATGACGGGTATTTATCCGCAATGGCTCAACGCAATGTTCTACAATCCTAACGGAGTTTATTAACAGTTAGGTAACAAGTATGGGGCATGGGGCAGTCCTGCCCTATGTCCCATTTTGTTCAGGAGTAATTGAATGACTTTAGTGGCAACTGTTGGAGCAAGCAATGCGAACTCCTACTGTGATGTAGCAACAGCGGACGCATACTTTACTAATCGGTATAGTAGTGGTAGTTGGGCG